CATACGCCTGCCGACAGATGAGCCCGAGCCGACCAAGTGGTTCAAGAGCCACAGACGCGAAGCGTATTACTAGGAGATTTTAGATGGCCATTGATAAAGGTTTGTACGAAGCGCCGATGGGGCTTGATGCCCTGTCCTCTGAGCCCGACCTGCAGATTGAGATTGTGGACCCGGAGGCAGTGCGTATTGGCATCGACGGTGCCGTCATCGAGCTCATGAAAGAAGAGCCCCGTGCTGAGCAGTTCGACGCTAACCTTGCCGACTACATGAGCGAGAACGACCTGCAGAGTCTTGCGGGTGATCTCATTGGGAACTACGAGCAGGATCTCTCCAGCCGCAAGGACTGGCTCGACACATACATTAAGGGCCTGAAGATCCTTGGCATCAAGTACGAGGAGCGTACGGAGCCGTGGCCGGGTGCGTGCGGCGTGTTCCACCCCCTCCTGATGGAGTCGGCGGTCAAGTTCCAGTCCGAGACGATCATCGAGACTTTCCCTGCGATGGGCCCGGTTAAGACCAAGATCGTCGGCAAGGAGACCCCGGAGAAGAAGGACGCTGCCATCCGTGTCTCGGATGACATGAACTATCAGCTGACCGAGAAGATGAAGGAGTACCGGCCTGAGCATGAGCGCATGCTCCTGTCGCTCGCCCTCTCGGGCAACGCGTTCAAGAAGGTCTACTTCGACCCAGCTCTCAACCGTCAGACTGCGGTCTTTATCCCGGCTGAGGACATCGTTGTCCCCTACGGCGCTGCAAATCTTGAGACGACCGACCGTGTTACGCACCGCATGCGTAAGACCAAGAACGAGCTGCGCAAGCTCCAGTATGCAGGGTTCTACCGGGACATCGACCTTGGTGATCCGATCCGCACGATGGACGAGGTTGAGAAGCAGAAGGCCGAGGATCAAGGCTTTTCGGCGTCGATGGACGACCGGTTCCAGCTCCTTGAGATGCACGTCAACATTGAACTGCCGGGCTACCCGGATGTGGACGAGGATAACAACGAGACCGGGCTTGCGCTGCCGTACGTGGTGACGATTGAAAAGGGTACCGGCACTATTTTGTCGATCCGGCGCAACTGGCGTGAAGATGACAAACTCAAGGAGAAGCGGCAGCACTTTGTGCATTACGGGTACATCCCCGGCTTTGGCTTCTACTATTTTGGACTTATTCATCTCATCGGCGGCCACTCTAAAGCAGCAACCTCCCTCCTTCGCCAGCTTATCGACGCAGGAACTCTCAGCAATCTTCCGGGCGGTCTCAAGTCACGTGGCCTGCGTATCAAGGGCGACGACACCCCCATTGCTCCCGGAGAGTTCCGCGACGTAGACGTGCCTTCGGGTGCGATCCGCGACAACATCCTGCCGCTCCCGTACAAGGAGCCGAGCCAGACTCTTGCTATGCTCATGGACAAGGTGGTTGAGGAAGGACGCCGCTTCGCTGCGGTGTCGGACCTTAAGATCTCGGACATGTCCTCGCAGGCCCCGGTCGGCACGACCCTAGCGGTCCTCGAAAGAGTCTTGAAGGTCATGACGGCTGTGCAGGCCCGCGTGTACTACGCCATGAAGCAGGAGTTCAAGCTCCTCGCCAGCATCATCCGTGATAACACCCCGGACGAGTATTCGTACGAGCCCGAGGTGGGCGACCGCAAGGCCAAGAAGGCCGACTACGACAACGTGGACGTCATCCCGGTATCGGATCCGAACGCCTCGACAATGTCGCAGAAGATCGTGCAGTACCAAGCCGTGCTGCAGCTTTCGCAGAGTGCGCCGCAGATCTATGACATGCCGTACCTGCACCGGCAGATGATCGAGACCCTTGGGATCAAGAACGCGGCCAAGATCATCCCGATGAAGGATGAGCTAAAGCCGGTCGATCCGGTGACCGAGAACATGAACATCATGAACGGGACCCCGGTCAAAGCGTTCCTCTATCAGGACCACGAGGCCCACCTGCAGGTACATATGTCTGCCATGCAGGACCCGAAGATCATGCAGATGGTCGGGCAGAACCCGATGGCGCAGCAGCTTATGGGTGCAGCACAAGCACACATCATGGAGCATGTTGCCTTCCAGTACCGCAAGGAGATCGAGAAGCAGCTGGGTGCCGCACTGCCGCCGCAGCCGGACAAGGAAGACGACGCTACCTTCCTGCCGGAAGAGGTTGAGATTCAAGTCTCTCGCCTTGCAGCGCAGGCTGCAGCCAAATTGCTCCAAAAAGACGTGGCAGAAGCGCAGGCTCAGCAGGCTCAACAGCAGGCACAGGATCCGCTCATCCAGATGCAGCAGCAGGAACTCCAGCTCCGTGCTCAGGAGCTCCAGATCAAACAGCAGCAGATGCAGGCCGATGTGCAGCTTAAGCAGGCTGAACTGCAGCGCAAGCAACAAGAAATGCAGATCATGGCGGCTACCAAGGCCGACGAACTTGAACTGCGTAAGCAAGAAATCACTAGCCGTACGCAGGTTGACGCTGCGCGACTCGGTGTGGATATCCAGAAGCATAAGACCAGCTTGTCTGCCAAGCAGCAGGAGGCGGGGATGCGGATGGGCATCGACATCGCAAAAACTAAAGATTCGGCATCACGTGCCGCAAACCAGCCGAGAGGCGTAAAAAAGGAGAGTTAAATGGTTTATTCCAACGCTCTGGAATACTTGGACACAAAACTCCAAGAAGAGCGCATCTTGATCGTTGAAGCCGTTGTGCAGGGCAAACTGGACGAGGGCGAATACAAACGACTTTGCGGGGCTTTACAGGGTCTTGAACTCGCAAAGAATCACATCAAAGACCTTGCAAAACGCTTGGAGCGCGATAATGAGTAACATTGATATTGAAGCGACTAAAGAGCAGGTAGAAAAGGCAAAGCTTCTCCCTGAGCCGAAAGGGTACCGAATCCTCTGCGCAGTGCCGCAGGTGGAGGAGGAGTATGAAGGGGGCCTGATCAAGGCTGAGGACACCAAGAAGACCGAAGAGCAGACGACCGTTGTCCTGTTCGTCGTCAAGATGGGTGACCTTTGCTATGCCGACAAGGATCGGTTCCCGACCGGCCCGTGGTGCAAGGAGGGGGACTTCGTGCTGACACGACCCTATTCCGGCACCCGCGTGGTCATTCACGGACGTGAGTTCCGCATCATCAACGACGACACGGTGGAAGCGGTGGTCCAAGACCCCCGTGGCATCCGTCGCGCATAAGGAGTTGTTTTTATGCAACAAGAAGAATTTAAGTTTCCCGACGAGATCCCTGCCGATAACGCAGGGGCAGAACCCGAGTTTGAGGTCAAGATCGAGGACGATACCCCGATACAGGACCGGAACCGTGCCCCGATGCCCAAGGAGGTCGTTGACGAACTCGAAAACGATGACCTTGAGGAGTATTCCGAAAAGGTAAAGAAGCGCCTCGGCCAGATGAAGAAGGTCTGGCACGACGAGCGCCGGGCCAAGGAAGCTGCCGAGCGGGAAAAGTCTGAGCTTTTTCGCGTTGCTAAGATGCGGGAAGAGGAAAATCGTAAGCTAAAACAGAGGCTTACGAACGGCGAACGGGTATTTGCCCAAGAGATTTCCAAGGCTGCGACCAACGAACTGGCCGTGGCTAAAGAGAAGCTCCGTCAGGCGTACGAATCGGGCGATGCGGCAACGATTGCCGAAATCCAAGACGCCCTGATGGATGCTAAGTTGAAGTTGCGTGAGGTAGAGAGGTATAAACCTGCTTTACAACATCAGGAATTGGGTGTACAACCCACTCAACAGGATCAAGCGCCCCAAGTGCCGCAGTCTGTCTTGGACCCAAAAGCCAAGGCTTGGCAGGATAAAAACACTTGGTTTGGTGCGAACAAAGGGATGACCGCCTTTGCTCTTGGCCTGCACGAAGAATTGGTCGAAGCTGGACTTGATCCGAGTAGTGACGTTTACTACAACCGGGTTGACCAGACGATGCGCAAGCGATTCTCGGACTATTTCGGAGATGATGCTGAGCAAACGACGGAGAAGGAAGAAAAGCCTACTCCTCGCACGAAACCGGCTAATGTTGTTGCACCAGTCACAAGGAGTACCGCACCTCGTCAGATTCGTCTGACACCGACGCAAGTGGCGATTGCCAAGAAGCTTGGCATTAGCAATGAGCAGTACGCACGCGAAATCATGAAACTGGAGAATAGCAATGGTTGATAACAGACTCGCTCGTGAACTCGAAAACCGAGAATCCGGGCTGCGCAAACTCGCTTGGGCACCCCCACAGGTTCTTCCTTCACCCAAGGAACAGCCGGGTTGGGTATTCAGGTGGATCCGGACCAGTTTGATGGGCACAGCAGACCCAACGAATACGTCCTCCAAGTTCCGTGAAGGTTGGGAGCCCTGCAAGGCCGAAGACCACCCGGAGCTGATGTTACAGGCTGATCCGAACTCCCGCTTCAAGGGAAATGTCGAGATCGGCGGGCTGTTGTTGTGCAAGGCCCCTGAAGAGATGATGAAGCAGCGAGATAATTTCTATCTCAAGCAGGCTGCAGCTCAGATGGACGCCGTTGACAACAACTTTATGCGCCAGAACGACGCCCGTATGCCGCTCTTCAATGAGAAGCGTACGACCACTTCGTTCGGGCGTGGCGGTAAATAAATTCATCTTTTAGGAGTATCAAATGGCTTACCCCACTGTTGATGCCCCTTACGGACTTAAGCCGGTCAACTTGGTTGGCGGCCTTCCGTTTGCGGGTGCTACTCGACAGATCGCGATTGGGAACAACTACGGCACTGCCATGTATAACGGCGATGTCGTGCAGTTGAACTCGTCGGGAAATGTCATCATCACGACCCTTCAGAATCAGGCCACCAACTCGGTTGCCGGTGTGATCGGCGTGTTCCTCGGCTGTTCCTACACGAACCCGGCCACGAAGCAGAAGCTCTTCTCGCAGTACTACCCCGGTAGTGTTGCGGCTGACGACATCACGGCGTATGTCTCGGATGATCCGAACGCGCTGTACCGTGTCGTCAACGTGACCAGCAACGTGGCGGATAGTTCGACGGGCGGTCTTCTCCCGGCGTTCATCAGCCGTGCCAACTCGTTTGGCACCAATGCGGAGCTCGTTCTCAACACGGGTTCCTCAACGACTGGCAACAGCCGTATGGGCGTCTTTATCAACAACGTTGCGACTTCGCTGCCGCTTCGCGTGATTGATATCGTCCCCGATTCGGTTAACACCAGCGGCAACTTTGTTGAGTTCATCGTGAAGTTCAACGCGACTTACCACGCGTACAACAACACGGTCGGCACCTAATAGGGAGTTCTAAGAAATGGCTATTTCACGCGCACAACTTCTTAAGGAGCTGCTGCCCGGCCTGAACGCCCTGTTCGGTCTGGAGTACAAGCAGTATGGTGAGGAGCACAAGGAGATCTACGAGACTGAGACCTCCGAGCGTTCCTTTGAAGAAGAGACGAAGCTGAGCGGGTTCTCCGCTGCCCCGGTCAAGCCCGAGGGTCAGGCCATTGCGTACGATAATGCGCAGGAAGCTTGGACGGCTCGTTACAACCACGAGACGATTGCTCTCGGCTTCTCCATCACGGAAGAGGCTGTTGAGGACAATCTGTACGACTCGCTTAGCAAGCGCTACACCAAGGGCCTTGCCCGCGCTATGGCGTACACGAAGCAGGTCAAGGCTGCTTCGGTCCTGAACAACGCTTTTGCTGCCGGTGTGACCGGTGGTGACGGCGTGTCGCTCTGCAATGCGAACCATCCGCTCGTTTCGGGCGGCGTCAACAGCAACCGTCTGACCGCTTCGGACCTCAACGAGACTTCGCTTGAGGCTGCAGTGATCCAGATCGCTGGTTGGACTGACGAACGTGGTCTGCTCATTGCGGCGAAGCCGCGTAAGCTCATCGTGCCCCCGTCCTTGATGTTCGTCGCCAAGCGTCTTCTTGACACGGAGCTCCGTGTTTCGACCGCTGATAACGACATCAACGCCCTCAAGGCGATGGGCTCGATCCCGGAAGGCTATACGGTCAACCACTACTTGACCGACACGAACGGCTGGTTCCTCCGAACCGATGTTCCGAATGGCCTGAAGCACTTCGTCCGTTCGCCGCTGGCGAATTCCATGGATGGTGATTTCGACACGGGGAACGTCCGTTACAAGAGCCGCGAGCGTTACAGCTTCGGCTGGAGTGACCCGCTCGGCATCTTCGGTTCGCCGGGTTCGTCCTGATAAATCAGTAACTTACGCTGATTGGGAGGGGGGCTTCGGCCCCCCTTCTTTTTGTCTTGACCTTTTGAAACCCTCTATGTAGGCTTACCTGTAACTAAGTTACGGAGCCGCAGATGGACACTTCAACCCTGCCTAAGTCTCGTGTCGAAGCCAAGGCTATGGGGGCTAAGCATTACTTCACTGGAGAGCCGTGTAAGCACGGCCATGTCGCCCCCCGCAAGACGAAGGGGGCCTGCACTGAATGCTTAAGGATTGACTGGGGGAAAAAGAACGCAGCCCGTGCTGAATACTTTAGGCAATACAACCAAAGAGCGTCTGTCAAAGACCGTAAAAATGATTGGTATGTCGCCAACCGAGATAAGGTAATTCAGGTTGCTGCTACACGCCCTGCGGCAGTTATGCGGGAGTATAGGAATGCTTGGAAGCGTAATAACGTCTTGCAGGTCCGTGCCGACACCAAAGCCCGGCGGCGCAGACACCGCATAGCGACCCCCAAGTGGCTTACCCGCAGGCAAAAGAGCGAAATCCGGCAGCTTTACCAGATCGCCATGACGATGACCAAGACCACCGGGGAGCAGTACGTTGTGGATCACATCGTCCCCCTACGCTCTGAATTTGTATGCGGTCTTCACGTCCCTTGGAACCTGCGGGTCATCACCCGCGAGGAAAACCTCGCCAAGTCAAATCAGCTTGTTGACACCCTTTCTGATTGAGCGTATACAGAACCTTCGGGAAAAATTCGCTTATCAGACAGCCCCCGACTGACGACATGCAGACTGATAAGCACCGTTATTACTCGCATGTGAGGAGATATATACATGGGTACGACTACATTTTCTGGCCCGGTTGTTTCGCAGAACGGCTTCGTTGGCGATTTCACCGGTAACATCACGGGCAATGTCACGGGCGATGTCACGGGCAATGTCACGGGCGATGTCTTCGCTTCGGTTCAGTCCCTCTCGGGCGCTGGTGCGGTCAACGTGACCGATATGTTCACCTCGCTCACCACGACTGGCGCGGCTCAGGCCCTGACGCTTGCCAACGGCACGGTGGGGCAGATGAAAATCATCGCTCACGCGGTTGATGGTGGTTCGGCGGTGCTCACCCCGACCACGAAGATCGGCTTCACTACGATCACGTTCACGAACGTTGGCGATGCTGCCACCCTGATCTACACTTCGGCTGGCTGGGCTATCGTGGGCATCAGTGGTGCGGTTGCTGCTTAATAGGAGCCTCTAAATGGCTATGCAAACAGACGTCTTATCCGCCCATGCAGACGCTACGGGTACGATGGTGACTGGGCGTAACCGGCTTAAAGGTTATCAGTGTGTCTCTGGCGGAACAGCTGGAGAGATCATTTTCCGTGATGACGGCGCGACCGGCACTGTACGGCTGCGTTTTAACATCGGCACCGGCACTCAACCGATTGGGTTACTTATCCCCGGCGAAGGCATTTTGTTTTACACGGATATTCACGTCACCCTCCCAGCATCGGCAAAAGCCACGATCTTCTATGGCTAAGTCTCCTGCTTGGCAACGCAAGGAAGGGAAGAACCCGGCTGGAGGCTTGAATGCCAAAGGCCGGGCTTCCTACAACAAGGCCAATCCGGGTAAGCCGGGCCTGAAGCGTCCTCAGCCTGAAGGCGGTGCTCGTAAGAAATCGTTCTGTGCTCGCATGTCGGGCATGAAGAAAAAGCTTACGAGTGCCAAGACAGCGAATGACCCGAACAGCCGGATCAACAAGTCGCTCAGGGCGTGGAATTGCTGAGATGGACATCCTGATCTGGAACATAGCCCTGACTGCCGTACTTGCTTTTATCGGGTACGTGATGAAAGAGAAGTCTGACGAGATCCATCGTATTGGGATCTTGCTCAACAAGACCCGTGAAGAAGTTGCACGGGATCACATCACCCGCGTTGAAGTTCGGGCTGACTCGCAGATGCTCTTGGACCGGCTTGACCGTCTTGAGCAGAAGATTGACCGACTGATGGAGCAGCACCGTGCCCAGTAAGTCAAAGGCGCAGCGTAATCTGATGGCCGCTGCCGCCCATAACCCAGCCTTTGCTAGGAAAGTCGGGGTCCCGACCAAGGTGGCGAAGGAATTCAACAAGGCCGACAAAGGCCGTAAATTCAGGAGTAAGTCGAAATGAAGATGAAAATGAAAGGTATGGCTGACAAGGCCGGTCGCGCTATGAAGCGTCGTACGCCGGACACGATGGGCCGTGCGATGATGAAGGGCTACAAGGAAGGCGGCGCGGTCTACCGCAAGGGTGCCGATGGCATCACTGCTAAGGGCAAGACCAAGGGCAAGATGGTCAAGATGGCCAATGGCGGTAAGTGCTAATGGCGAGTGCGAAACGACTCCCTAACGAGGCTATGCCTCCGCCGGATAGCGAAGATCGGCGGGAGTTCTTGGCGGCTCAGCGTCGTGCTCAAAAAGAGGCTGATGCGGCTGCTGCTGAGCGCCGTCGTCGGGCTGCGTCTCGTGAGGCTGCTTCGTCCGATGCGAAGTTTGAACAGGCTGTTAAAGATAAGGAGCAAGCGATGAAAGATAAGCAGATGCGTGAGGCCGCTGAGCGTGCAAAGCGCCAACCGATGTTTAAGCGCGGTGGACGGGTCAAGAAGTACGCGGGCGGCGGCTCAGCTACTTTTACTGCACTTGATGAAGATGGTAAACCATACATAAAGACCAAGACTCGTGAGGCTCCCGATAAGAGTCGGGATTACACCAAAGATCGCAAGGTCTCAAGAAATCCGACTTATTTTCAGGGTCCCCTTGGCCTGATGACAATTACTCCACTTGATGAAGATAGCAAGCCATACCGCTCAGGCTCTAGTCGGAGCACATCAGATTCCCCTCGGGTAACTAGAATTAAGGCACTTGATAAAGATGGCAAGCCACCCCGCAACGCGCTAAGTGGGCTTACTGATAAAGAGATTGATAAACTTTTTGAATCCGGTGATTTTCGTGTTGGTCCCGGCGGAGTACCCAAGAGACCTACTGAAGCCCAACTTGATGCCGTCCGCGAGCGTGGCGGTTCGGTCAAGAAGTACGCCTCCGGCGGCTCCGTCTCGTCTGCGTCCAAGCGTGCTGATGGCTGCGCTACCAAGGGCAAGACTCGCGGGAAGTTCGTCTGATGATGCCGTCGCGTGGTATGGGTGTTATGGCTCCTAGCAAGATCCCCCGTGCCAAGCGTCGTGGGGACGACAAGCCCGTCAAGACTTTCAAGAAGGGCGGCGAGAGCAAGGTCAACGAGGCCGGGAACTACACCAAGCCCGGCATGCGTGAGAGCCTGTTCAAGTCGATCAAGTCTCGGGCTGTGCAGGGTACCAAGGCAGGTCAATGGAGCGCCCGCAAGGCGCAGCTGCTTGCCAAGAGCTATAAGGCCAAGGGTGGCGGGTACAGGGACTAATATGAAAGCCCCACAGCAGTCGCTTAAGGCATGGACTCAGCAGAAATGGAGAACCAAAAGTGGTAAACGATCTTCTGACACGGGTGAAAGATATCTTCCGGAATCTGCGATCAATGCTCTCAGCTCCTCCGAGTACGCCCGAACCACCGCCGCCAAGCGAAAAGGCAAAGCCCAAGGCAAGCAGTTCGTCCGGCAACCCAAGGGCGTTGCTGCTAAAACGCGCAGCTTCCGCCAAGCGGGTAAAGGGTAAGAAGTAATGGCCGACAAGACTACAGCCACAACCGACTTCAATCTCGACCTCAACACCATCGTGGAAGAGGCTTTCGAGCGTTGTGGTGCGGAACTTCGTAGCGGTTACGACCTGCGTACGGCTAAGCGTAGTCTGTCCCTGTTGCTCATGGACTGGTCCAACCGGGGCATCAATCTGTGGACGCTTGAGCAGGGCACGCATGCCTTGACCTACAACGTCGGGACCTATGACCTCCCTGCCGACACGGTGGACTTGCTCGACCATGTGATCCGGACGGGCACCGGCACGAACCAGATCGACATCAACATCAGCCGGATTTCGTCCAGCACCTACGTTGCCATCCCGAACAAGAACGCGACGGGGCGTCCGATCCAGATCTGGATCAATCGTCGTACGGGTGCAACCGATGCCAATAATGTCGTGGTCTATCCGCAGTTCACGGTGTGGCCGAAGCCCGACAACAGCACCCCGTACACCATTTACTACACCCGGCTGCGCCGCATGTTCGACGTGGGTAATGGCTCTAACGGGCAGGACATCCCGTTCCGCTTCCTGCCCTGCATGGTCGCGGGCTTGGCCTACATGCTCTCGATGAAGATTCCCGGCTCTGAAGCTAGGATGGCATCGCTCAAGGCTCAGTACGACGAGGCTTGGGATCTGGCTGCGGGCGAGGACCGTGAGAAGGCTGCGGTGCGGTTCGTGCCGAGACAGAGCTTCCTTGGGGGCTACTGATGCCTAATCGGTTTGCAAGTGGCAAAAATGCTATCTCGCAGTGTGACCGCTGCGGGTGGCGCTTTAAGCTGAAGGAGCTTAGGCCGCTTGTCATCAAGACCAAGAACGTTAATATCCTTGTTTGTGGGTCGTGTTGGGAACCTGATCAGCCGCAGTTGTCGCTTGGTCTCTACCCGGTGGACGATCCGCAGGCAATACGGAACCCCCGCCCGGACACGACTTATTTTGCACCCGGCAATGACGGCGCGGGTGGTAGTAGAATGATCCAGTGGGGCTGGAACCCGGTTGGTGGGGCCTCCGCAGATGATGCAGGGCTGACCCCGAATTATCTCGTATCCAAGGGATACGTAGGCGATGTAACGGTCGTAACGACCTAGGAGTATTGAGATGAAGAACGGTATGCGTAAAATCGCTAAGGAAGAAGTCGGCAAGCACGTGGCTTCTATGCATAAAGGCGTTAAAAACATGCGTGCTGGTGGCAAGACCAACAGCGAGATGAAGAAGTACGGTCGTGGCATGGCTAAGGTCATGAATCAGCGCAGCCCGATGCGCGGCTCTTCGGGCCCGAGGTAATCATCATGGGTAAGCCTGATTTCAAGTTCTTCGATTGGAGCATGGACCCGATCGGCAAGTACAAGCAGCCTGAGCCGAACAACGCTCCTACGGGCGAGAACGGCTATCCGGAGACGGATGTGAACCGTGGCGTGACCCACATGGACATGCAGGGCTACGGCGCTGCCACCAAGGGCCGCAAGTTCATTGAGGGGGTCAACCTCGACAAGCGCAGCTTGGCTGGCGTGCTGACGCGTCAGGGCAAAGAGAAGTAATACTTCTAGACCATGAACTACGCAACGCTCACCACACTGGTACAGCAGTACTGCGAATCGACTGAAACGTCGTTCGTAGCGAACATCCCTACCTTTGTGGGACTTGCGGAAGAGCGGATCTATAACTCGGTTCAGATCCCGGCGATCCGTCGCAACCAGATTGGTACTCTGTCCATCAACAACAAGTACCTGACGCTACCGAGCGACTGGCTTGCGACGTTCTCTTTGACGGTGATCGACCCGACGACGAACGCTCAGGAGTTCCTGCTCGATAAGGACGTGAACTTCATCCGGCAGTCTTTTCCGGACCCGGATGACACGGGCATCCCGAAGTATTACGCGATCTTCGACGACAATACCTTGATCTTGGGGCCGACCCCGAATGCCGCGTATCAGGTAGAGATGCACTACTATTACCTGCCGCAGTCAATTGTCACTGCGGGTACGTCGTGGCTCGGTGACAACTTTGAAACCGTACTGCTCTACGGAACACTTCGTGAGGCTTACACCTACTTGAAGGGTGAAGCCGACATGATGCAGTACTATGAGCAGAAGTATCAGGAAGCCATTGGTCAGCTGGCCCGCCTTGGCGATGGCCTCAACCGGCGTGATGCGTATCGTTCCGGGCAAGTTAGAATCCCAGTGACATCATGAAAACCTGTACCAAGTGCAGCGAAATTAAAGCCCTGACCGAGTTTCATCGGGATAAGAGCCGTAAAGATGGTTTTGCGAACCGTTGCAAACCGTGTGTCATTACGCATGTAAAAAATTACTATGTTGCCAACCGTGAAAAAGTAATTAAAGCGGTTACGGAGTGGACAGATAAAAACCGAGAGCGGCATAACAAAAAGTGTTCGCGGTGGGTTAAGCGCAATCGTGGCGCGGTTAATGCTCGTACTGCTAGGCGATATGCGGCAAAAACTAAAGCTACTCCGGCGTGGGCTGCGCCCGGTACTGAACATCATTGGCTAATCAACGAGGTCTATGATCTTGCCCTGCTCCGTACCGAGCTGACTAAAGTGCAGTGGGAAGTGGACCACATGTACCCGTTGCGGGGCGCTGAGGTTTCAGGATTGCACGTGCCGGATAACCTGCGGGTGGTCCTCATGACTGAAAACCGGCGCAAGTCTAATAAGATGGTGGCAGCGTGATCTTTCAGACCCAAACGCTGAGCTTCAAGGCTGAACTTCCGCAGGCGGTGCATAACCTGCTGACGGATACGATCAAGCTTGCGCTCTACACAAGCAACGCGACCTTGGATGAGAACACCACGGTCTACACAACCTCAAACGAGGTTGTCGGCGGTAGCTATGTTGCCGGGGGTGTGGTCTTGACCGGCGTTACGATCAACACGGCGAACAACGTGGTCTACATTGATTTCAACGATGCTGTGTGGAACCCGGCGTCCTTCACGGCGGCAGGCGGCCTCATCTACAACGCAAGCAAGAGCAACAAGTCCATAGCGGTCCTGAGTTTTGGCGCAGACAAGATCGCTACCAACACCTTCACGGTGCAGATGCCGACCAATTCATCCGATTCTGCGCTGCTTCGATTTACTTAAGGAGTTATTGAGATGCTTACCAACAAGGCTAAGTCGGTAGACGAGGCGGCGGCTTCGATCACCAAGAGTGACGGCGCGAAGGAAGGTCTTCGTGGCGGCGGCGTTTTCCGTATCGAGTGCCGCGATGCAGAAGGCAACCTGAAGTGGGCTGCTGAGTCCGAGAACCTCGTGGTGAACGTGGGCCTTCAGGACATGAACACGCAGTACTTCAAGGGCGTCACCTACACGGCGGCTTGGTACATCGGACTCTACGGCGCGGCTGCGTCGAATACTCCGGCAGCTTCGGATACGGCTGCTTCACACGCTGGCTGGACTGAGATCGTCCCGTATAGCAACGCGACCCGCCCTGCGGCTACGTTCGGCACGGCTTCGACTGCGGACCCGTCGATCATCACCAACTCGGCTTCGCCTGCCCAGTACAACATCAACGCCACGGCTACGGTTGGCGGCGCGTTCTTGATCAGTGACAGCACCAAGCTTGGCACGACCGGGATCCTGTTCTCGGCGGCGGATTTCCAAGCCCCCGGTGATCGCAACGTTACTTCTGGTGACACGCTCAACGTGACCTATACCTTCAGCCTTGACGCTGCTTAAGGAGCATCCCATGCACAAGAAAGGTGATGTGGTTCGCGTAAAGGCTGTTGTGCCTGAAGGTCCTGTGATCGCGCTGCGTATGACTGAGGATGGAGTGATCTACTACCTCGTCGAGTGGACCGACACGGACGGGATCAGTCAGCAGCGTTGGTTTGCAGAAGATCAGTTGATGGGGGCTTAAAATGCCTCTTGTACTTGCTGATCGTGTCAATGAGACCACGACTACTACTAGTACTGGCACGGTAACCCTTGCGGGGGCGGTGTCTGGGTATCAGTCGTTTGCTGTCATTGGCAACGCTAACACCACGTATTACACCATCGTTCACCAGACCGCTAATGAGTGGGAGGTAGGCATTGGTACGTATACGTCTTCGGGGACTACGCTCTCCCGAGATACGGTGTTGTCATCGTCCAACGGCGGCAGTCTCGTCAACTTCTCAGCAGGTACCAAGTTCGTCTTCTGTGACTACCCGGCTGGCCGGGCGGTCTATTTGGACACGGCGACCAACGTCACGATCCCCGGCCTGACCCTCTCCGGCGGCACCGCCAACGGCGTGTTGTACTTAAACGGCAGCAAGGTGGCGACGAGTGGGAGTGCGTTAAGTTTTGATGGCACTAACCTCGGCATCGGGACGACTTCGCCTACGCAAAAATTAGACGTAAACGGCGGAGCAGCAGTTACAGGAACAACTCCCCTGTTTTTGCAACGTGCGGTTATTCCATCGTTTGACGGGCAAGGTGCGCCAGCCCTTGACTGGCAGTTTTACTCAACAGGAACTACTTATACGGTAGGCGCAAGAATACAAGGTCTTGCTGATGATGCGTGGTCAAGCACTAGTGCTCCGACAAGCCTTCGGTTTTATACCGCTCCGTCTGGTAGTACATCTATTTCAGAGCGTATGCGCATCAGCAATGCTGGAAACGTCGGCATTGGGACAACTTCGCCTGCCAACTACACCAACTACCGCAACCTTGCCATTAGCGGCACGACGGGCGGTAACATCGACATGCTGTCCGGCAGCACGAAGGTTGGCAACCTGTTCAACGACGGGACGAATTTTTACGCATACAACGTCATCGCCGGATCTTTGGTGTTTGGCACCAACAACACGGAGCGTGCCAGAATCGACTCCTCCGGCAACCTCGGCATCGGGACGAGTTCGCCAAACAGAAAACTGGAAGTCAATGGTGGCATTTCTCGTTTTACCGATGGCACAAGCAATGTTGAAATAACAAACGGTGGCGGCGTTGGGTATATTGGGCCTCAGACCAACCACCCGCTTGCGTTTCAGACCAACAACACCGAACGCATGCGCCTCGACAGCAGCGGCAACCTCGGCATCGGCACGACTTCGCCTGCTGCAAGACTTGATGTAACCGGAATCTTTAACGGCACACAGGCTGTTTTTGGTAACACCGCCGGACGCGGCTTGCTTATCGGTACGGCGCTCAACGGCGGCGTAAACGAAGGATCGTCGGTGCTTAATTCGCGTGGCGCGGGTAATGGTCAGTTCCTGTTCCAAACGGACGGGACTACGCGGATGACCTTGACCGACTCCGGCAACCTCGGTCTGGGCGTGACGCCGAGTGCGTGGAGTGGTGTTGGTGCGGCACTTCAAGTTGGAACATCTGCCGCTATTATTGGAAATAGCGTAAGTTCATCTAGTTTTATATCAAATGCCTATTTTGACGGAACCAATTACAGATACATAGGCACTGGGTTTGCAATGCGGCTGGCATTGACGAGCGGAGCATACGCTTTCACAACCGCCGCCTCCGGCACCGCAGGCAACACCATCTCGTTCACGCAGGCGATGACGCTGGATGCAAGTGGCAACCTCGGCATCGGGACGAGTTCGCCGAAAGAAAAAATTGATAGCCGTGGGGCGGCAGTATTTAGCGGCGATAACGCAACTGGCACAAATGCGTACGGCACAGCCGCAGGTATTTTGTTGTCTACATCATCTGACAACACAAAGGCGCGAATTACTGCGGTTAGTAACGGCGCAAATAGCATCAGCCTTGTACTGCGGTCTTTAAGTTCTGGAAGTGCGGTTGATGCAGTAACCGTTGACTCCTCCGGCAACCTCGGCTTGGGCGTCACGCCGACGAACAACACGCTTGGAAAATCCATTCAAAACGGTCAAGCCTCTGCTTGGGTATCTGAAACTGGCTCCAATCGTTTTTGGCTGGCTTCAAACTGGAAGTACGACGGTTCAGATAAATACCTAAACAACGGCTTTGCAACGCTGTATAGCCAGCAGAGCGGACAGCACCAATGGCTAACAGCAGCCTCCGGCACCGCAAACACCGTCATCTCGTTCACGCAGGCGATGACGCTGGATGCGAGTGGAAATTTGCAACTTGGCGGAACAACCAACAAAACGACTGGTGTTAGCGGAAGTGGGTCTGGCTTTACAGTTCAGGCATCTGGCGCACCAACCGTTTCAATTTGGGATACAACTGATACAAGTTATTACACGAACTTCACTCAAGTAAACGAAGTTTCGTACATCTGGAACATCGCCAATGGTCCAATGGCTTTTGGCACCAACAACACCGAACGCGCCCGGTTTAATGCTACTGGTGCATTTGTTTTTGCTGGCGGCACAACTACCGCAAATGGGATTGGTATTACTTTCCCCGCATCGCAGTCCGCATCGACCAACGCCAACACGCTGGATGATTACGAGGAGGGGACGTGGACTCCTACGATTACTGGATTAGATTCAAACCCAAGTGTTACTTATTCTGTTCAAAACGGGTATTACACAAAAATTGGCAGACAGGTTTCTATTAACGGGATAGTTGTTTTAAGTGCATTAAGTGGCGGAAGCGGTAGAGCGTTTATTTCTGGCCTGCCGTTTAGTGTTTCTGGAGATACGCAGGCTTTTCCAATTGGTGTTGTTGGGCAAATGAACAACTTTACTTCTGCTGGCGGAGATGCAGACGGTCAGTTAATTGTAATTCGTGGTGATAATAATAACGCACGAATAAGTTTCATGGAAAGCAATGAAACAACTTTATATGATTGGGATATCTCAAATTTAAGTGCAACATTTGGGTGCCGATTTAATCTAGTGTATTTCGTTTAATTATCTGCATCGGACGGTGCAGACGGACAGTCCAAGCCAAAGGAGATAAAAATGGCGAGTTTTGAAGAAGTTGTTTATGTAAGCGAATTCAACATCCAGCCAACCGGCTGCATTGGTGTTCGTAAGACCACTGAGATTTTGAAGGATGGTGTGAGCATCAGCCAGACCTACTGGCGATGTGTGTTGATGCCGAACGATCCGCAGGCGCAGGATGTACTGGGCGCAGAGCCGTACTACCTAAACATCGCCGACTATGCGTGGACCCAAGTCGCTCCGCAACCCTATCCCCCACCTAACCCCGGACCGTAACCATGACCACTATCACTTGGAACATCTCGCAACTCGACTGCCTCCCGCAGTCTGCTGAAGGCGCGGATTATGTCGTGACTGCTCACTGGCAATGCACGGGCGTGGATGGCGCTTACACGGGTCAGGTCTACTCGACCACCTCGTTTGCCGTCGTTCAGGGCGAAGCCTTCACCCCGTATGCCGATCTCACGCAGGATCAAGTCCTCGGTTGGGTCTGGGCCAACGGCGTGGACAAGGCCGCGACCGAGGCTGCCGTGCAGCAACAGATTGACAATCAGATCAATCCGCCTATCGTAGCGCCTCCGCTGCCTTGGGCAGCCCCGGCTGCCTAATCAGTTTTATCAACAACGGGCTAATCCCCCGCACAAAAGGTGAGTTATGGAAATTACACTTAAGCTGTCTGTCGAAGAAGTCAACGCCATCCTGCAGGTCCTTGGGCAGTTGCCCACCTCGTCGGGTGCGTACCCTCTTCTTATGAAAGTCAAGGCGCAGGCCGAAGAGCAGGTCACGCCTGCTGAACCCCCGGCTGCGTAGGTAAATGTTCGGCCTCGCTCCCATATCGTCAACGCCGTTTAGCTCGCTTTTAGGGCTAATCGTTAATGTTTCGGTATCCGAAACAGCGGTTGGGAGCGATGCTGTTACCTCACTTGTCGCATTCAACTCTGCAGTCAGTGAGCTTGTCGTCGCATCAGACGTAGTGGATGCACCGGGCAGTATCTTTAGCGGCAGCGTCATCCTGACCGGCAACGCCTCCTCACAGTTCTTCACTCAGCCCATACTTGTGGCTCAAGTCGAGGAAGAGGCAAGGGGAGGCGGCCCGTTTGCGACTACGGTTGATTTCGTCTCCCTGATCAGCGAGACCGTTATTCCGTCCGACATCGTGTCGGCAGCGGCTGAATTTGTATCTTCCGTTGCGGAAGCAGCCGAAGCTGTAGAGATCCTTAGCCCTTCGTTCTCGGTGTTCATCACTGTCCCCGAGTCAGCCACGGGGGCAGATACCGTTGCCGTGACCCTCAACATGTCCGCGTCGGTCATAGAAGCCGTTACGGTTTCGGACTTGCTCACCGCGCAGGGCATATTTAACTCGCAGTTTTCTGACAGTGCCGTCATAAGCGATGCAGCCTTGGCGGGCGTTACCTTCCAGTCCCTGTTCATCGACTCCGCTTCCGTGCTCGACACCGCATTTAGTGCATATTTGTGGAACCCGGTAGATGACAGCCAAGGCTCAATATGGCAACCTGTGAACGATTCCCAAACCGGGGGCTGGACCCCTGTCAATGACTCTCAGGGATCGGTCTGGGTTGAGATCAATCCAAACGACGATAAGCGTTACTCGTAGAGGCCGAACATGACAACTTTTAGTTCTAACCTTGGTCTTGAACTGATCGGTACCGGCGAACAGTCCGGCACTTGGGGCGTTACGACCAATACCAACCTTGGCACCCTGCTTGAGCAGTCCATTGCTGGGTACGTCACGCAGGCAGTCACAGACTCGGCCTCCCCCACGATCCTGACCATCCCGAACGGCGCTACGGGCGTGGCCCGTAACATGTACATCGAGTTGACTGGTGCTCTGACCGCAGCACGCGTTGTCGAGGTGCCGACCAACAGGAAGCTCTATTTCATCTTCAACAACACCACGGGTGGCTTTGCGGTCACGGTCAAGGTCACGGGTCAGACCGGCGTGTCGGTTGCTAATGGCGTGAAGACCATCCTTGTCTCTAACGGCACGGACATCGTTAGCGGGATTAACTTGGTTGGTCCGACTGGCCCCACGGGGCCGACTGGGCCTACTGGTCCGACTGGTCCTACTGGCGCAACGGGTCCGGTTGGTCCCACGGGTGCTACGGGTCCGACTGGCACGGCGGCAACGATTGCCGTAGGCACGACCACGACAAGCCCGGCGGGTGGCTCTGCGGCGGTTACGAACGTAGGTACTCCCTCGGCAGCGACGTTCAACTTCACCATCCCGACCGGCCCTACCGGTCCTACTGGCTCTACGGGTCCGACTGGTCCTACTGGCCCTGCTGGTCCTACGGGTCCGACTGGTCCTGCTTCAACGGTGCCGGGTCCTCCGGGTGTGACTGGCCCTCCGGGCCCCACGGGTTCGACTGGCTCGGCTGCTACGCTTACGCTTGGCACGGTCACGACAGGCACTGCAGGTAGCCCTGCGGCGATCACGAACTCGGGCTCAACGAGCGCGGCGGTCTTTAACTTCACCCTCCCGACCGGGCCTACTGGCCCTACTGGCTCGACGGGTTCGGCTGGTCCTCCGGGGCCTACTGGCCCTGCCTCTACTGTGCCGGGTCCTCCGGGTCCCGCAGGTCCGACTGGCTCAACTGGTGCTACGGGTCCGACTGGTCCTACCGGTCCTGCTTCGACTGTTCCCGGCCCCACGGGTCCGACTGGGCCTCCGGGTCCTACCGGTCCTGCTTCAACTGTGCCCGGCCCCACGGGGCCGACTGGTCCAACCGGTCCTCAAGGACCTCAAGGTCTGACAGGTTCTACGGGTCCGACTGGCCCCACGGGTCCGACCGGGCTTACTGGTCCTCCGGGTCCTACCGGCCCTCCGGGCACGGTTTCCGCCAACTATCTGCGTAATGTATCTTCGGGCTACACTGGCGGGGGTCAGGTGTTCGTGACTTCTTCCACGCCCACTGCGTCGAACGCGGGCGACGTCTGGTTCCAGATCTAAGAGAACGGTATGCCGCTTAAGGTGTGGAATGGGTCAAGTTTTACCGAAGCCGGGTACCTTAAGGTGTGGGACGGCTCTTCGTGGGTCCCTGCTG